CCCGACCCAGCTGGTCCCTGGTCGCCTTGTGGTCCTTGGGGTCCGGTTGCCCCGGTAACGCCTTGATCGCCTTGGGGACCTTGGGGTCCAGTGTCGCCCTGGGGTCCTTCGGGTCCGACCGGCCCGGTCAGGCCAATCGGTCCCTGGGGACCCTGAATGCCCTGGGCGCCCGCTGGCCCGGTTGGTCCTTCTGGCCCGGTGGCGCCGGGTTCGCCCTGTGGACCCTGGTCACCTGGCGGTCCGGTTGCCCCAGCGGGTCCTTCTGGCCCGGTAGCGCCAGTGGCGCCGGTCGGCCCTTGAATGCCGGGGTTGCCCTGAGGTCCCGTCGGGCCCTGGGGACCAGGTGGACCACCAAGGATTGACGTCCAGGCACCAGACACCTTGGCCTTGAGGATCCCGGTCCCGCCGGTCGGGATCGGCTCGTCGGTGTCGTACCACAACTCCATCGAGGTGGCCGCTGGCGTACCCGGACCGATCCAAACCTCATCGGCGCCATCACCACCGCCGCCACCACCCTCCTCGAGGACACTGATCCGGCGAACGAGATCGAAGAACGCTCGGCGTTCGGCTGGGGTGTTCCTCGGTTGGTAGCCGCTAGTCGGTGCCGACATCCATCTCTGCCCGCTGCTCGGCGATGCCGCGAGCCATCAGCACCTCGATCTCCTCATCGCTCAACATCCCGAGCGCCTTGTGGGTCACTTGGACGTTCATCTTGGAGGGGCTCATCGCCCCGATCGCATCGAGGTAGAGCTTCGCCGCCGCCACGTGACGGGGATTGCGCTCGTCAGCCGCGGCCTTGTACAGCGCATCCATCACCGCCTGCCGCCGATCCTCCCCACCGATCACCTGATCGGTGTTGTCCTGCCACACCTCGCGGAACTCGCGATCGTGCTTCCAGTTGTAGAGGGTCTTGTAGTAGACGTCGATTGAAGCAGCGAACTCCTTCTCGGTCCGCGGCTCACGGGCATGGGGTGGGGTCGTGAGCCACTCGATGAATGCCATCTTCTTGGCGTCCTGACGAACCGGGACGTAAGCGATCGGCATGGGCTCATGATGACATGCCTGGTCAAGCAGGGATCGTTTCAGCGCTGAAAGTACTTAGGGAATAAGTGTTCTCAGATTAGAACTAATGTTCCTATAGACAACACCATAACGTTATGATAAGCTTACATTGTGGCTTACACCAGGTACGGAGAGGCGAAACGATGGCTCGAAGACCACATCGCCAATCCCCCCGACACCGATGAATGCATCCCCTGGCCGTTCGCCAAGATGAGCCGCACTGGTCATGGGGTCTGTGGGGGCAGACCCGTCAGCCGGATCCTCTTGGGCTTGGAAAAAGGTGACCCTCGCCATGCCCGCCACACCTGCCACAACGGCTGGTGCGTGAACCGCCGTCATCTCATCACCGGAACACCTGCCGAGAACTCCCACGACATGGTTCTCGCTGGCCGCCATCGCTGCGGCTCATCGCCGGGAGCAGCGGGCCTCTACCGCCGCTCGGAAGCCGACGAAGTGGAGGAACTGCTCAACCGGGCCATCGCGGTCCTGAAATCCAGAAAGGAAACCTGATGACGCGGATCGCGGGGATTGACCCAGGGCTCACCGGAGCCCTGGCTCTGTTGGTCGACGCCAAGTTGACAGATGTGGTCGACATGCCGATCTACAACAAGCGGGCCTCGGGGCGGCTGATCGCCGAGACGATCATGCGTTGGGATGTCGACTACTCGGTGATCGAAGACGTCCACTCGATGCCCAAGCAGGGGGTCGCTTCGAGCTTCCTGTTCGGGCTCAACACCGGCATCGTGATCGGGGCCCTGCAAGCCACCGGCACGCCGATGGTCAAGATCGCTTCGGCCCGATGGAAGATGCAGATGGGGCTGCGGGGCAAGCCGAAAGATGCCAGCCGGGGGCTGGCAATCGACCTGTGGCCCGACTTCGCCGAGCAGTTCCGGCTGAAGCGCCACGACGGTCGAGCCGAGGCCGCCCTGATCGCCCGGTGGTACTGCCACCAGCTGATCCTCGGAGCCAACGCCAACGCCCCCGAGTACGAGGAAGATGGATCGATCACGATCCTGCACCGGATCAGCAAGTGAGAGGAATGGGATGAGCAACCTCATCGATATCGAACAGATGGCCGAGAACATCCGCAACGGCCTCGATGAAGCCGAGCGGCGTCTGACCGAGTTGCGGGATCAGCGATCAGCGATCAACGACGAGATCAAGCGGATCCTCGGTGACGTCAAGGCGCTCGAGCGGCTGCAGCGCGCTGTGACACCCCGTGATCAAGATGGTGCCGATGAGTGATCCAATCTCCCTCGAATCCATCACCGACCAGCCCCCGGCCCCGGACTTCCGCCGGTCGGGAGGCGCTCCCATGGTCCACGATCCGGGAAATCCGGGCAAATGGGTGCGCTACTCCCGACCGAGCTCGTGGGGCTCAGACCTGGACGACGAGTCCGCGCTGACGCTGTGGCGCATCGACCGGGCCATGGATGGCGTGGCCGCTTCCCCTGCCCTGGCCGCAAAGGTAGCGGTCAAGAAGGGGATCAAAGATGGCCGGAAGGAACTTCGTGATGAAGCCATCCTGTTGGGCCGAGGGGACGAAGCCGCCGACTTGGGGACCGCTCTCCATGCGATGACCTGCCGGGTGGAGTCGATGGATGGCTGGATCGCCCCCGAGCCCTTCGCTGCCGACCTGGCTGCCTACCTGACCGTGATCGACGCTGCCGGGTTGGAGTCGGTGTTCACCGAGGTCCACCTGGTGAACGACGCCTTCCGCGCTGCGGGAACCGCGGACAGGATCTTCCGGGCTCGCCGCGAGCTCGTCCTGCCCGATGGCTACAAGGCCAGCCCCGGCACGTACTTCATGGGGGATATCAAGACCGGCAAGCGTTTGGACTACAGCCTCCCGGGCTACGCCATCCAGTTGGCCCTCTACGCCGACTCGATGGCCTACGACGTGATCACCAACGAGCGCACCCCGCTGCCCGAACGGCTGCACATGCGCTGGGGCGTGCTGATCCACCTGCCCGCAGGGCAGGCCCACTGCGAGTTGTCCTGGATCGATCTTGACGTCGGCCGGGTCGGGGCCGAGTTGGTCAAGGGGGTGCGGGCGTGGCGAGCGCGCAAGGACTTCCACCAACCGTTCTGCCTGCCCGACACCGATCTGCACGCCCTGATGGCCACCATCGCCGAAGATGACCCCACGGCACCCCTGCCCGTCGCCCCCGCCGACGCCGAGGCGTGGTTGGAGGCGATGATCCCCTACGCCCAGGAGCGGATCCTGGCCATCGGACGCCGCCCCGAGGCCCGGGCCCTGCTCCTGCGGCGTTGGCCCGAGTCGGTTCCCCCGTTGGCCGTAGGAGGCCACAACGTCGGCCAGATCTCCCTGATCTTGGACCTGCTCGATGCGGTCGAAGCCGCCTATTCGCTGCCCTTCCCGGTGCCACCGTTCGCCGAGGGGGGCCACCAGAGCGCTATGCAGCGCACCAATGAACCAGCAACCAAGGAGCCTGAATGACCCAGAGCAATGTGTCCGACTTCCTGTTCGCCGGGGGGGCGAAAGCCTTCGGCTTCGCCGAATTCGGCGACACGGTGTCGGGCGAGATCATCGCCGCCGAAGTGCGGCAGCAGACGTCCATCGAGGGCGAACTGCTCACCTGGCCGGACGGCAAGCCCCGCCAGCAACTCGTGATCACGCTGCAGACCAAGCTGCACGAGGATGACGACGACGACGGCCAGCGCACCATCTACGCCAAGGGCGGGCGCTTCGACGTCAACAAGGGTGAAGGCCAGTCGATGCGGGACGCGATCGCGGAGGCAGTCCGAGTGATCGGGGCCAAGTCGATCGAGGTGGGCGACGAGCTCGCCGTGTCCTACACCGGAGAGGGCGTGGCCAAGCGCGGGTACAACGCGCCGAAGCTGTACACGGCTGGGTTCCGCAAGGCCAAGCCGTCGATCACCGAGTCGGACCTGTTCGGAGACGGCAATGAGCGAGCCGGAACACCCTTCTAGCCCGTTCAACTCCACGACGTGGTGGACGATCTCGTCCGACGCGATCATGGAGATGCTCTACGCGGTGAAGAACGGGGAGAGCCCCGAAGCCGTCTACGTGCGGGCCTACAACGGGGCATCTCACGGAGAGACACCGATCTCATGATCGTGGCGACGTACTACGGGGGGCCCAAGGACGGCGAGATCGTCGCCCTCGAATCCCATGGGCCGGTCCTCCACGCGATTCACCGCCCACCGACCGCTTCGTTCCTCAACGAGTCGGACCCGCTGACGACACCGAGCTTCGACACCATCACCATCCAGCCCCGCCTGACCCGGCGAGGATGGATCCTGGAATGGCCGAGAGGCACATGAGATGAGACCTGTGGTGAGCCGGGTGCGTCGACTGCGCGACCACCCGGCTCCCACGCCTCAACCCACGCCCTGTCGGATCTGGCAGGGCTCGATGGATCGTGACGGCTACGGGGTGATGACCACCGAGGGACGGCGCACTCGGCCGCACCGCTGGGTCTACGAGACCATCCACGGTCCCCAACCCGGACTCGTCATCCGCCATCGCTGCGACAACCGGCTGTGCTTCCGCATCGACCATCTCGAGGCGGGCACGGTGGCCGAGAACAACGCCGACGCGGCGGGACGAGGGCACCTCGGGCCAGCCCCGAAGTTGCCCCCATCCGCCGTCCGCGCCATCGCCCAGCGTAAAGCTTCCGGTGAAACCAACGCCAGCATCCACCGGGACTACCCCGACGTGTCACTGGCCACGATCAAGAGAGTGAAGTGATGATCGACAAATCCGCCTTGGAACGACTGGCCGACGCGTTCCCACCAGGGGGCACCGTCACGGAGCAACAACTGTTCGACACGGGGCAGTACCTCAACGTCGACGGCCGACCCCACAAGATCCGCTACCAGGAACCACGCCCAGGTGTGGAGATCCCGCTCGAGCCACTCGCACCCGGCTGGCACGTGATCCGCAACCACCACGGCGTCACCCCCTTCTTCCACCAGATCAAGGCGAATCTGACCTACGGCAGCGTGAGTACTCTCTGTGGGTTGAAGGGTTCCACGATCACCAACGCGGGAGTGCGGTGGATGGTGCGGTGTCCGATCTGTGACCTGGCCGAACAGATGTCCTGATCCACACGAAAGAGCCCCGGGGACTAACCGGGGCTCGATCGCTTCCAGAAAGGAAATGGAATGACTGAACCTGACCATAGCATCCTCGACGCCGCCAGGGACGCATACAACGCCGGGCTGTGTCCGATCCGAGCGGCGGTGGACGGAACCAAACGCCCGCTCGGGACCTGGAAGCAGTACCAGACCGACCGGCCCGAACTGCTCGACGTCGACTCCTGGTTCGCCAACTGGCCCAACTTGGGGCTGGTCTGCGGCCAGGTGTCGGGGCGCCTGGAATGCCTGGACTTCGAGGGGCGGTTCATGGAGCGGGTCGGCATCCCCGGCATCCGCTCGGCCCTCGGGCCCCTGGCCAACCTGTTCGACTCCTGGTGCGAGGGCTACTGCGAACGGACCCCATCGAATGGGATGCACGTCTTGGTGCGCCTGGAAGGCGCCGGACCGCTGCCGGGCAACACCAAGATCGCCCTCGACCCCACCCACGAGACGCTGATCGAGACCCGCGGCGAGGGCGGCTTCATCATCACAGCGCCCTCCAACGGGGCGACCCACGAATCCGGCGACTCATGGAGATTGCTCGAAGGCGGATTCGACTCCATCGCCTACGCCACCCTCCACGAGTGGCAATCCGTGCTCGACGCCCTGGGCCAGTTCGATCGCTCACCCCCCGCACCACCACCACCCCCGATCCGCCCCATCTTCACCGGCACCGGCTGGATCAACGATTTCCTGGCCACCCTGCCCCCGGTGTCGGTGGCGATGAACGACGTGGGCTGGGTCTACGTCCGGTCCGACAACCTCGGGCAGCTGTGGCGGCGACCCGGCAAGGATCTCGGGGTCTCGGGGCGGCTCAATCTGTCGGGTCGGCTGCATGTGTTCTCTACTTCCACCCCGCTCACCGCGGGAACCACGACCTACGACCACCTGGATGTGGTGCTCGCCTACGAGCTCGGGCGCCCGCCCACCCAGGCCGAACGAGTGGAATGGTGCCAACAGGCGCGGGCCGGGGCGAGCAACGCCCCAGGCCCGCTGACCCCGGCGGCGGCGGGCGGCAACCCAACCGGGGCTACTCCCAGCCTGCACTTGCCCGACGAACTCTGGCAAGCGATTCCCCATGGCCCCTCGATCTTCGAGGCGACGGCGGAATGGGGGGCGGTGCCCGATGCCACGCTGGCCCACATCATGTGCGCCGTGGGGGCCTGCATCCACCCCCGCTACCTGCTGCCCCGGCTCGGCACGCTGGACTTCATCGCCCTGGCGGTGGGGGTCCCGGGTTCGTGCAAGTCGACGTCCAAGCGCTGCGCCGAGGCCCTGATGCCCGAGCTCGCCTTCGAGCACGAACGGGTCGGGCTGTGGCTGGCACCAGGATCAGGCGAAGGATTCGCCGAGGCCTACATCGAACGAGGATCGAAGAACCTGAAACAGACCGGGCTGGCCCGGGATGGGGCGATGTTCTACGCCGATGAGGGCGAGTTCATCACCAAGGTCGCTCAACGATCGGGCAACACGGTGATGCCGACCCTGCGTCAGGCATACATGGGTGAGCTCACGGGACAGATGAACGCCAACGCTGTCCATCGGCGGGTCCTGCCCGCTCGAGGTGCCCGCTTCACGATGATGATGTCGATCACTCCTGAGGATGCGGGTGCATTCCTGACACCCGCCTTGATCAATTCGGGGTTCCCTCAGCGGCTGATGTGGGTGCACACCACGTTCCGGCCCTGGCGTCACGATGACGATCCGGTGATCCCTCGGCTGGACATCCCGTTGCGGCTGGCGTACCACCCCGATCACGCTTTCAAGGTCGATCCCCTGGTGTACAAGGCGATGCGCGAAACCGCGGAGCGAGCTCACGCTCCGGGCGGCTCACCTTTGGATGCGCACATCGGCTTCGGGATCTTGAAGATGGCCGCGATCTTGGCGGCCATGGGTGATTCCTGGGATATCGGGCTCCAATATTGGGAGCCCGCCAGCACGATCATGGACACCAGTCGCAATGTCCGCCACTACATTCAAGCGAGCGCCGCCGCCAGGGCGGACGAACATCACTACGCAGCCGGGCGAGGGGCAGCGATCCGTGATGACGCCCGCCTCGCCGAGCATCTGAACAACTGGATCGACGTGCTCGAGAAGGCTGTCCGCAATTGGGATGGCGAGATGCCGATGCGGAAGGCCAAAGATCGCATTGCACAGTGCAACGTGCGGCACGGTATTTCTCGTCGTGAGGTGATCGAGGGCGTCCTGGGACGTGGAAGGGTGATGATCGGTCAGAATGGCGGCTTGGTCCGCAGGGGTGGGGTGTCAGGGGTGTCATGACACCCCCCCCCCTCTCTAAAACCAACAATCGTCGGTTGAGGAAAGTCCTGGTCAGAGAAGATCAGTGGATAGGTGAAACGCCATATGTCACCCTCTTAGGGGGGTGTCATGACACCCCTGACACCCCAACAGGTGTTCGATTGGCGAGACCTCGTTGAGAATGTGATGTGAGCTCGGGCCTTT